AGCAGGTTCTGGTTGTGGTGGTACTGTGTTTGTTTCATATTTATCACTATAATAAAATGTGGCTAATTTGTCATTTTCAATATTAACTTCTGTGTTATTCAATAAAAATCTATATTGAGAATCTTTGTATTCTACATCTAGTATTGTCCCAACTTTAAAATTATTATTTTCTTGAGTTAATATACAACTAATGTTAAAATAATTGTTTTCAAATTGGGATAGTTGTATATTTTGTGTTGCTTTGAAAGTGTTTGGTACCGTGATTGGATTAAAAAATTTGAACATGTAACTAATATAAAATTGACCAGGTATTATGTCTTGTTCATTTTCTTTTATGTCTTTAAAATAAATGCAAATATAAAAAGGTACTGATTCTTTATCTAATTTTGAATTTATTAATAATTTTCTTTGAGGTATTAATGATTTAACTTGTATTTCCCTGACAAAACTATTTGAACAACTGTATGTAATTCCACTGACTGAACTAATTAGTGTTGACTGTATATTATTTTCTGTCATTGTACTATTTGATATTGTACCAATTGTTATATTACCTTTTTGAAATTTACTAACTAATGGAACATACTCTAATTTGATATTTATTGGGATATAATATTGATTGAGAGTAGCTAAATTTTTAATTCTGGTATTATCCCAATAAGCTGGATTGACTGGTATAACTGCATATAGTCCATTAGGATTGATTTGATTATCTTGGTTTAATATAAGATCCTGTCCTGTGATTACCATATTTTTATCATTTCTTTCAATATTCATATTTATTGTTTTAGGGTTTTGTATTCTAATTACATTTTTAATCTGTCTGTTGAAATTATTTAATCTATTATTATTATTGTTATTATATCTATTTGACCTATTAAATCTTCTAGACCTTGTTCTGTTTCTGTTATTATTATTGTTATTTTGATTTTTAAATTTAGATTGCCCTTGATTATTATTAACCTTGTTATTTTTGACATTGTTATTATTATTATTTTTGTTTGAATTTTCCATAGTGCTATTTTATTGTGGGGCCAATAAGCTCTTTAATTCCTCAATGTCGAATTCTCTTTCAATTTGATCATTGATATATTTCAACTCATTGATACTGTTAACTTCATTTCTTGCTCTTTCAACTAATTGTGTCTGTTCCCAATAATTTGTATAATAATCAATATATTTTTCTCTTGATTTAATGTCAAATAATTTAGAAAGTAGTTTATTAAATATGTTATCCTCTGTGAATTCAAATTGGTCCAATTTAACTTTCTTAGCTAATTTTATTTGTTTTGCCAATAATAAATATGTTTGTTTTTCCTTTTTATTAATTTTTAAATTATATTCATTTTTTATTCTCCTAGCCATTGCAAAATGATAATCTCCCATTATTTCAAATATGTTTATACCATTGTAGTTAACTTTGTAAGATATTGCTTGATCTATGTGATACATGTATTTTTGTTTTGCATTATAAGATTTATATTTGATTGAGTATAATGCTTTATTGTACAATTTACTAGGATCTCTGGTTAATGTTATCTCATCTTCTTTATCATTAATAAACCAGGATCTTAATGAACAAAATTTGAATGTTGATGGATCTCCTTTGTCCAAAAATTTTAATACTTGTCCTAGTCCATATTCTCTTTTGTCTGAAATTTCATCTGGTCCTTGTGATTTAGGTAAAAAGTATTTGTAATACAATTTATCAATAAAGTCATCATCCACATAATTTTTGTATAAGACTGAAAAATCATCTCCTTTTGCAAAAACTACATAATCTTTACCATATACTAAACCTGCCTTATCATTTACATATCTGTTGTATAAAACCATCCTAATAGTATTCATCAAAGTTGTGTCACAATCTCCTGAAAACACCGTTCCTAATACATAATATCTAACATAAGTATGTACTTTTTTATTGTTATACTGGTCTCTGTAATTCACATCCATTATTTTATAATAAGTATTTGCCACTTGTTCAAATAATGACTTGTCCACATGATATATCTTAGGTAATACACGATTATAAATATACCTATCTATTTGTTTTAATGATATGTCTTGAGTATTGTCAAAAGCTGATCCATCTCCTTCCACTACTTTAACAAATCCTTGTTTTATGAAATCATTTAATTGATCTTTCATTTCAGTTAAATTAAATCCTCCAATGTAACCTCTCAAATTCTTTACTGCCAATTCTTCTAGGGTCCAAGTGACAGGGCCCATAATGTATTTGATATGTTGAGGTATAGAACAGACCATTCTAGGTTTTCCATCTAATTCTTGTAACTCTGATTTGACAATAGCTGTGTAATGAAAGCTTAAAATTTCTTGTATTTCCCTGTATGAATAATCTAATAGTTTTTCTGGATGATTATAATAATTATAGATAGGATTTATTTGGGATTGTTTTTGTGCATTCAAATGATTATACCATTGTGCTGTATCATAACCAAATTCATCTAGTGCTTCTCCCATTTCTTTCTCAATAATTTGTATTGAATGTTTTATAAAATCATCTACAACATCTTTTTCTGGTAATGGTGCGGATTTCAATTGTCTTTTTAGTGCTGCGAATAACGTTTGTTTGTTTTTACCATAAACTAACATTCTCTCTGTCAAATCATTTTGACTACCTAAAATTTTCTTGAAAGCTACTTTATCTGGTTGTTTGTCTTTTATTTCTTTCACTTCTATATCATTAATGTTTGCAAATACTTTTTGTAGAATTTCATTCTGACTAAAATACTTATTTCTAGACTTGAACTGATCAATATGTTTTGATTTTGCTAATTTATATAACTCATCATCTTTAATGTTGATCATTAATCTTGGAAATCCTTGAGAATTTATATCATTGACATAGTATTTCTCATTGTCTCTACTGATTAAATTATATGACATTAAATTATTCATCAATTCTTGCATTTCTTCATTTAAAT